GTCATTTTTTCGTGTGCGCGAGTTTTGGGGGTGGGGGGTTAGAAATCTGGAGAAAGCCATGGGTCAACGCGGACCTCAGCCAAAGCCAAGTGTTCTCAAGCTGATCACTGGCAACCCGGGCAAGCGGCCAATTGACCTGAGCGGCGAAATCATGCCGGAGGTCGGGGTGCCCGACATTCCACGCCACCTGAACAAGGAGGCGCGCAAGGAGTGGAAGCGCATCACGGTCGAGCTGGAAAAGCTGGGCCTGATCAGCAAGCTGGACCGGGCCGCCCTGTCTCTGTACTGCCAGGCATGGGGCCAGCTGGTCATGCTTGAGGAGTCTCTGAATCGCGAGATTGAGCTTCGGCTTGACAAGGGCCAGGACATCACTCACGCCATGACCTTCACCACCGACAAGGGCTATCAGGGGCAGGCAGTTCGGGTTCAGCTCATCAACAACTTGCGCGAGCAGGTCAATCGCTACCTCGCTGCCTTCGGGCTGTCGCCGTCCTCGCGTGGGCGGGTCAAAGCATCAACAAACACCGGGCAGGCCAGCTTGCCGGGTATGGAAAGTCAGCCTACCGGCTGGGGCAAGTTCACGACATGAGCGAACGCGACTACGTCCAGATGGCGCTGCAGTATGCGCGTGACGTGGTCGAAGGGCGAGTGGTAGCGGGAAAGCTGGAAATCGCAGCTTGCAAGCGGCAGCTGGATGACTTGCAGCGAGAGGTCACTGAGGACTGGCCCTGGGTTTTCGACGCGGAGTTGGCTGCGAGGCCGTGTGAGTTCATCGAACTGCTCCCACACATCAAAGGCAAGTGGGCGCGTGAGCGTCGCAAGATCACGCTTGAAGGCTGGCAGTGCTTCAGCCTGACGACCGTCTTTGGCTGGGTGCATCACGAGACTGGCCTGCGCCGGTTCCTCGAGGTGTACGAGGAAGTCGCACGTAAGAACGCGAAGTCCACCAAGTGTGCTGGCATTGCCCTGTACATGCTGGGCGCAGACGGAGAGGCAGGGGCAGAGGTCTACACCGCTGCCACGACTCGCGACCAGGCCCGGATCGTGTTCGACGATGCCAAGTCAATGGCGGAGCGCGAGCCCGAGATGCGGGCGGCTCTCGGCCTGGAGGTCATGCAGCACGTCCTGGTCGTGCCAGGCACCGCCAGCAAGCTGGCGCCGCTGGCCGCAGAAGGCAGCACGCTTGACGGCCTGAACGTGCACTGCGCCATCGTGGATGAGGTGCACGCACACAAGCGCCGCGATGTGTATGACGTGCTGGACACTGCGCGGGGCGCGCGGGAGCAGTCTCTGCTGTGGCTCATCACCACGGCGGGTTCTGATCGTTCAGGCATCGGCTACGAACGCCGGGGCTATGCGGTCAAGGTGCTCAACGGCACCATTCGTGATGACCGGGTGTTCGCCCTGATCTACACCATCGACGATGGTGACGATGCGCTTGACCCTACCGTTTGGCGTAAGGCAAACCCGAATTTCGGGGTGTCGGTGCTACCCGAGGAATTTGCTGCCGCAGCTCGCAAGGCGTCCGAAACGCCTTCGGCCATGGCCAACTTTCTGACCAAGCGGCTGAATGTCTGGGTCAACGCTGACTCGGCCTGGATGGACATGCGGGCCTGGGATCGATGCGGCGATACCTCGCTCACGCTCGATTCGGTCAAGCACCTGCCGTGCTGGGTTGGTCTGGATCTTGCCAGCAAGGTGGACATAGCCGCCAAGGTGCGCGTTTTCAGAGACCGAACTGAGGACAAGTGGTACGTGCTGGGCGACTACTACCTGCCAGAACGTGCGGTGACAGAAAGCCGCAACAGCCAGTACGACGGCTGGTACCGCCGTGGCCTGTTGCACGTCACCCCTGGCGAGGTGACTGACTATGACCAGATCGAGGAGCACATCCTCAACGATCACAGCACGCTCGATGTTCAAGAGGTGCCATTCGACCCGCACAACGCGGTCGAGCTGGTGAACCACATGAACGACGCGGGCGTGCCCATGGTTGAGATGCGGCCAACGGTGCTGAACTTCAGCGAGCCGATGAAGACCCTGGAGGCCCTGGTGCTGCAGGGCAAGCTGGTTCACAACGGTGACCCGGTGCTGACATGGATGGTCTCGAACGTGGTCTGCCACCTCGATGCCAAAGACAACATCTACCCCCGGAAAGAGCGTCCGGAAAACAAGATTGACGGCGTGGTCGCTTTGATCATGGCCATTGGTCGTGCGCTGGCAGGCGGTGAGTCTGCTGCGAATCTTGACGCCTTCCTCGATTCACCTTTGGTCTGCTGATGGCTTCACTTCGCACATTCATTTCCGGCTGGTTTGGTCGGGGTGGCGCATTGGGCCAGGGGCAGGCGCCCGGGGCTCAGGACGCCGCGCCGGTTGGCAGCTTGGTCGAGGACACCTCGGTCTTGTCGCCTGACCTGGCTCTACAGTTGTCCACCGTGTGGGCATGCGTTGATCGCCGGTCTAAGGTGATCGCCTCGCTGCCGTTCATGGTGTACGCCACCGACTCAAACGGCCGGCGCACGCTGGCCCGCGATCAGCGCCTGTGGCAATTGCTGCACGAGTCGCCCAATTCACGCATGACGCCCTATGAATTCTGGGTGGCCATGATGTTGAACCACGACCTGCGCGGCAACGCCTATGCCCGCATCGAGCGCGCGGCTGGTGCGACCGGTGAAGCTGTCGCCTTGTGGCCCATGCCTTCGGATATGGTCACGCCCGTGGTGCTGGAAAACGGCTCGATGGTCTACGAGTACCGCATTGGCAACGATGTGGCGGTGCTGGCCGAGGAAAACGTCCTGCACATAAAAGACCTGGGCAACGGTACCGTGGGCCTGCCGCGCATGGATTACATGCGCGCAACCACGACCGAAGCCTCGCGGGCTCAGTCGCATGCCACGCGCACGTTTGCCAACGGCGGCAAGCCGACCGGCATCCTGATGACGGACAACGTGCTCAAAGAGGAGCAGCGTGACGCCATCCGCAAGCGGTTCACAGAAATGGCCACCGGCCCGATGGCTCGCTTGTTTGTGCTGGAGGCGCAGTTCAAGTATCAGCAGCTCACGATGACCCCCGAAGACATCCAGCTGCTGGAATCTCGCAAGTACACGACCGAAGAGATTTGCCGCTTCTTCGATGTGCCGCCCGTCCTGGTGCACCACTCCAATCAAACCGCGTGGGGTTCAGGCATTGAGCAGATCATTGAAGGCTGGCACAAGTTCACCATCGGCCCCATGACGGTGTCGATCAACCAGGCGGTGCGCAAGCGCGTGATGACGCCAGCTCAGCGTGCTCGCTTCACAGCGGAGCTGGAGCAAGACGCACTGCTGCGGGCCAGCTTGAAGGATCGCGTCGAGATCTACGCCAAGCAGGTACAGAACGGGCTCAAGACCCGGGGCGAGTGCCGTCAGTTGGAGAACGACGATCCGCTGCCTGGTGATGACGTTCTGACAGTTCAATCCAACCTCTTGCCGATCGACATGCTCGGCAAGCAAAACGGAGGCTCTAATGCAGCTCCTTCGCAAAACCCTATCGCTCAGTGATGTCTCGCTCAAGCTCAGCGGCGACACCGGAACCTTTGAGGGGTACGCCAGCGTTTTCGGTGGCGTCGACACCTACGGCGACACGATCATCAAGGGCGCTTTCGAGTCCACCCTGCGCAAGAACGGCTTGCCCAAGATGTTCTATGGCCATGACTGGTCCATGCCCATCGGCAAGTGGGTCACCGCCAAGGAAGACGACCATGGCCTCTTCGTCAAGGGCGAGTTGACCCCCGGCTTGAGCTTGGCCAACGATGTGCATGCCGCGCTGAAGCACGGCACCCTCGATGGCTTATCCATTGGCGGCTTCGTGAAGATGGGAGACTACGAGCAAACGGAGTCCGGTCGGATCATCCGCAAGTGGTCGAACCTGGTGGAGGTCTCGCCCGTGGTCTTCCCTGCTGACGGCGCTGCCAAGATCGACACGGCCAGCGTCAAAGGGTCGGATTTCATCGAGGCCATCGAGGCCTGTCAGTCCATTCGTGATCTTGAGTGCCTGTTGCGGGATGCAGCCGGTCTCAGTAAAGGGGCCGCGCAAGCGTTCACGGCCCGCGCCAAGTCGTTGCCTGGTGTGCGGGATGCACACGACGCTGACGAGGCGACCAAGGCCGTTCTGGCTCGTCTTGAGCAAATCAATAACCAGATCCCGGTCTAAGCGCTCATTCCGCAAACAGTCAGCCGCCTGAGGGCGGCTTTTTCATTCCCGAAAGGAAAACCATGTCTCAAGAAATCTTGAAGGCTCTGGATGGCATCGAGGCCAAGCTGAAGTCGTTCGATGAAAAGGCCCAGGCCGAAATGGCCACTCTGGGCAAGGTCGCTGGCGACACCAAGACCGCTATCGACACCCTGGGCACCCAACAGCGCGAGCTGGCTGATCGCCTGCTGCAGCTGGAGCAAAAGGGTGCTTTGCGTGGCCAGGAGGGCAACGAAGGTGCGAAGGGTGAAGACTCCGTTGGCCAGCAGTTCGTCAAATCTGCCGAGTACGAGGCTTTCATCCGTGGTGGCTTGCGTGGCCGCGCTGCAGCTGAAGTCAAAAACACCATCACCAACACCGTCGGCAACACCCCCAACGGCATGCGCGATGGCATTGTTGGTGGCGCTTTCCGCACTCTGACCCTGGAATCGCTGCTGACCGCGCTGCCTACCAGCGACAACGCGATCACCTATGTGCGCGAGAACGTGTTCACCAACTCGGCGGCTGAAACTGCAGAAGGTGCCGCCAAGGCTGAAAGCTCCATCACCACTACCTCGGTGACTGAGCCTGTGGCCACCGTGGCGCATTGGTTGAAGATCAGCCGACAGCTGGCCATGGACAACCGTGCCCTGACGGCCTACATCAACACCCGCATGATCTACGGCGTGGATGTGCGCGTCGAGAACCAGATCATCGCTGGCAACGGCACTGCGCCAAACATCTCCGGCTTCACCAAGTCTGGCAACTTCACTGCGCACGGCTACACCGCTGCCAGCTTGACTGCTGCCGGACTGCTGAACAACCGCTTCGACCTGATCGGCAAAATGATCGGTGATGCTGCCGCTGGCGACTACCCAGCCGACGCCATCCTGGTCAACCCGACCGACTGGTGGACGATGCGCCTGGCCAAGGACAGCCAAAACCGTTACCTGTTGGGCGACCCTGGCTCTAACGTAGCGCCCAGCCTGTTCGGTCTGCCTGTGATTGCGTCCAATGCAGTGACAGCTGACACCGTGCTGGTGGGTGCCTTCCGCCTGGCCGCGACCTTCTACAACCGTGAAGGCGTGGTGGTTGAGATGTCCGACAGCGACTCGGACAACTTCACCAAGAACCTGATCACCATCCGCGCAGAGCGCCGCTGCATGTTGGCGGTCGAGCGTCCTGCCGCGATCCGCTACGGCGATCTGACCCCTGCCTAACCCAAGGCAGCAAGGCCCCTCGGGGCCTTGTCAGAGGCTCACTGGATGAGCCTGCGACGAGGCAACCATGCGACAGATCAAATTCACCCACACAGGGCACAGCGCCCATCCGCTCGTCGGAAATTTCAGCGCAGAAGACACAGCTCGGCTGCCTGCCGACATCGCCACTCACCTTGTTGAAGAGGCTATGTGTGCGGTGTACATCGACCAGCCTGCAGCGGCTCATGTGGGCTCTGATGCAAGCAAGCAGAAACATCAAGCCGAGAAGGCGCAAGACAAGAAGGGTACAAAGAAATGACCATTCAGTTTTTGGCTCAATGGAACGGCTATGAAGCCGGTTCTGTGCAGACCTTGTCCGCTTCGGAAGAGTCGCGTCTGATCGCCGCTGGCTTGGCGCGCTCATACTCGTTTGGGGTGGATGGTAGTTCTGGGTCTATCAGCATTGCTGCCCAACCAGATCTGGTGACTGGGCAGACTCGATTGGATGATGTGAGTTTGTCTGCAATGCGCTCATCTGGCTTTGGTAGTCTTCCCCCATACGTTGGGCAGGTTGCGAATCGATGCAGCCATCAGAACAAGAGCAACACCACGAGCAAGCAACTGATGAGCCGTTCGCGACATAACGCGATGGTTTCAATCAACCACCTGGCCCTGGTGTTCTGGAATGGTTTTACTGACTTCGAGGGGACCAAGCTGGAAACGGGTGGTGGTGCAGCGACCTACACCGCGTCTATCGAATACCCGGCTGGCACCATTGCTGCGCAGATCACCTGGAACGGTAGCGCAGTGAAAAACGCAGCCGATCTGGAAGTTTTCCAGTCTGACTTCGTGAAAGTCAAGATTCCGAAGGGCGCTGTGTTCTTCGTCCGTGTTTGGCGTTCCAGTACCGTTGGCATCATTTACAACAAGTACGGTGGCTTGCTGGATACAGAGGCCGGCACAACCTACAGTGGCGAATGTTTCACGTTCGGCGCAACCACGGCTGACCTGACCATGACACCTGGTCAGTTTACGAACATCGGCAACACCGGCACTGGCTTCCGTCCGCAGGCCATCATTGCGCTGACAACTTCGCCAAGCCTGGCCTTGTTCGGTGACTCTCGCGTCAACAATGACACCCAACTGGACACCGTTACGGACGGCTTCGGTTACGTTGGTGAGCTTGAACGGTCGTTCGGGATGCAGTACCCGACAATCAAGCTTTCGCAGTCTGGTGAACGCTTGCATGAGGCATTGTCTCGATTCACGTATCGCATGCAGATTGCAGCCTACTGTTCCCACGGGGTCAGCAACTACGGCGTAAACGACTTCCGCGACTCTCGGACGGCTGCGCAGTTGATGGCGGATCACCGCACTTT